ATTTATTTAATTTTTAATATTATTTAATTTTTAATATTATTTAATTGTTAATATTATTTAATTTTTAATATTATTTAATTTTTAATATTATTTAATTGTTAATATTATTTAATTGTTAATATTATTTAATTTTTAATATTATTTAATTTTTAATATTATTTAATTTTTAATATTAATATAATAATAAGCTTGTAAAAAACAGTCAGCTAAGTCATCTTTTTTAGAATGTTCGGAAAAAAAAGAGACTTCATTATTCATATTATATTTTTTCAATACTTCTTTTGTATGAAAAATACTTAATTTTTTCCTTTGGGCGTAAGTAATTTTATTAGCACTTGAATCGCTTATAGTGCTTATTGAATCGCTTTTATCTTTTAAAAAGGATTTCAATTTATTAGTTGCTGAAATAAAGTATATATTATAATTGTTAGAATTTATAAAGTATTGCGCTATCATACCTTGAATTGTCTTCATACGATTTGCGATTGGACTTATTTGATTTTCTAAGATTATTTTATCCAAAGTCAATATATTGTAGTCTTTAAATAGTTCATTTAATCGATCCTTAATATTAATTCCAATATGAACCAAGTTTATAGTATTTGCACTGACACTTTGAACTGCTTCTAAGCAATGACTATTTAAATGAGCTTCTAACAATTCAATTAACATGGGTTTTTTAATAGACTTATCAAAAACCACCTTATATTCGTCTGCCAGTAATAGTAGCTTTTTAAGCGATAGTTTATGTAATGTTTTAATATTACACAATGGGATGCTATAGGCTGTTTTTTTTGCGTGTATTTTACAATAATAACTACTATTTTTAAAAAAGGCTGGTTTGTTTTTACATAACTGGTGCACACAACTATTATTGTTGCTACATAAATTTATTACATCCCATTTTATTATTTTAAAATCATTAACTTCATTTGTTTCGTTTGTTTCGTTTGTTTCAATTATAATAAATGCTAAATTCTTTATACCAATATCAATACTTAATAATTTCATAGTTATATAATACTTGTTTAAATAAGTATTATATAGTTATTTGTAAAGTTATTACAAACTAATTAACGTAACGCGGCTACGCATATGGAGTAATGTATTCTTGAGATATAGTATAAAATCATATTACTTAAGAAAGACATAAAATATGCGCCCATCGCATATTGACTATTCTTTCTAAATAAACCCAAAATAAAACCTATAAGCGCGGAAATGGCAAAAAACAAACTTATTAGTCCAAGATAGTAAAATAACATACAATGATCGCGACTAAGAGGAGACATCAAATTATCAAAAAAATTCATATTTTTATATAATAATAATATAATAAAAATATATTAAATATAATAATATAATAAAAATATATTAAATATAAAAATATAAAATTAAATTCTTTAAATTACTTTTTTAATTTACTAATTACTAATAATATACTTTGTAACATGTTTTTGCGCGTCTAATTGTTGTTGGCTTAAATATATATTTTTTAAGTTGCTGGTTTCATAACCATATGGTTGATCGCGTGTCAAAGTAGACACAAAAATATATGGTGTTTTACTAGTCGCATTATTTAAACCTGTGCTATTATAATAAGGACATATACTACATTCATTACAGGCAATTAATTGATTATTTTTAATTAGCGCATTACTATTTGTTTGTAAATATTTTCTATAATCACTATTTGTTTGTATATTATTTCTATGTTTCAAAACATTATCATTTAAAACAGACGAATTATAATCGCTAAATAATCTTGAGTCGTCCATTAATGGTGGATAATTAAAATGAATGTTATTTGAACCATTATAACAAGTTCCCCAACTCATAAAATTAATATTATATAGTAATAATATTAATTTTTATAACATTAATCTCTAAATTAATATCAACAAATAATACTAAATAAAGTTCTCTAAAAGACGAAACAAAGTTCTCTAAAAGACTAAACACCGTTCTCTAAAACAAATCTCTATTTACTTTTCCTGGTAGTCCATGCCCGAACACAATCATATATATTAAAAATAGTGCTGCCAATAGTATACTTCTATTTTCCGCAACAATATGTCTCTGGTTAAGACCATATACCATTATTACATATAAAACTAATCCAATTATTACAGAATGTACCAACATCATTAGTCCAGACTCCATTTTTATATATATTAACTATATAATTTATTTATGCAATTTATTTATGCAATTTATTTATGCAATTTATTTATGCAATTTATTTTTGTAATAATTTAACCAACTCGTTTTTTTTCAATTTTAGTGCATCCTCATTATCTAACATATTTTTTGTAACAACAAGTGCTCTTAAATCATCTATTCTCATTTTGCTATAATTCTTTTTTTCTACTTTTTGTGTTGTTTCTAAATTATTTTCTAAAGTAATTACTTTCGAACTAATTTCTAAATCTTCATTATAACCAGTTAATACAATTGGTAAATTTTTAATAAATATATCTTCATCATTATTTAAATAATTTGACGTGCTACTAACTTCAACTAGTTCTACATTATTATTTTCGCTAGTATTACTATGTGTTTGGTTTGATTGAATCGTTTCAAAAAATTCTTTATTAAGTGTTACTGGTTCTTTTATGTCAAACACTTTGGTATTTTTATGGTCATCCTCGTCATCATCTTCATCGTCTTCGTCTTCGTCGTCTTCGTCTTCATCGTCTTCATCGTCTTCATCGTCTTCATCGTCTTCATCGTCCTCATCGTCCTCATCGTCTTCATCGTCTTCATCGTCCTCATCGTCCTCGTCGTCAGAAACATTTATTTTTTTTTCCATATTTATTTTTTTAACTAGCTTATCATTATTTGTTGTATTACAAGAGCTATCTTCGCATTCTTCATAGCTACATACTCCATAGCTACATATTCCATCATTAGTTCCTGATTTATTTATTAAACATAGTCGATTCATTTGATTGTTATAATTTACTATAAAATTTTGTAGTATTTTACCATGTTCTATTATACTTCTTTCTAATAAATTAAGTCGTCGATAGCAATACAACATTATTGAACCACCTATTAGTAACAATAATCCTAATGTTAATAAAAACCCAGAATCTATAAATTTAAATAAATGTAACATTTATATTATTATTTAATTATATTATTTTAAGTATTGTTTAACGAATTAATATTAATTCATTATGTTTTAAGTATTGTTTAACAAATTAATATTAATTCATTCCATTTATTATATTTTCTGGAAATGCTAAGTCTTTAAGCACTTTTTGTGCTCCTTTTACTTTTGATACTCCTTTTTTAATTTTATATGTATATACAAAATCATTGTCCTTTTTTAGTACATTCATACAATAACAGTTATTTTCCTTATTTAATTTCCTACATAATTTCGTATAATGTGTTGTTAAAATATAATCTAAATTGCTAAACTTATTTAAATAAGTTAAATAACTTAATGAAGAACTTAAAGCCTCTTCTGGATTAGTTCCGCTATAGAGTTCGTCAAATACGCAAAAATGATTTTGTTCTTTATTACTTTCAATGCTATCTAATATGTTTTTACATTGTCTGGCTTCTGCTTGATATAAACTATCGCGCCCGCCTGTATCTGGAATATTTATATAACAGTGTATATAATCATATAGTTTGACTTGTGCTTTATCAAAAAATCCACACCCAATTTGTTGGCATAATATAATATTAAATAAACTAGATTTTAAGATGGTTGTTTTACCTGAAGCATTTGGACCTGTAAGTATTAAATTTTTGTCTAAACAATACGAATTTTTTACTATTTTTGGATTATCTAATGTTGTTGGCTTGTCTAATGTTGTTGGCTTGTCTAATGTATCCGTTTCTGAATATTGAATAACATTTAAATTAGCATAATATGCGTTAGTAAATTTTGTAGGATTAGTGTTAGAGCTATTATAAGAACAATAATTTAATATATTTTTACTTACAAATTCTTGCAACTTTTCAATATTTTTAATATATCCATTAAAACCAAATGAAAAATGTAAGCTTGTAATAAATGTCTTATCTTTATTTAAAGAATAAAAACATTTCATTAATTGTCCTAATTCGGTAAGTTTATGAATACTTAATTTATATGGGTGTAACTTTGTTAATTCATTGTAATATATGCTAAAAATAGCGATATTTTTCCTTAGCTCTTCATTAAACAACTTAT